GTCGTTCTGTCTCCAGCTGCCGCCGGGGCGGTCCCTGGCCGCTGCTGGGATCAGTCCGGGAGACCGGCCCCGCCTGGAGACAAAAAAAGCCCTGGAGCCGGTGCAGCTCCAGGGCATGAGAAAAGCCCCGCCACGGTGGGCGGGGCCTGGTTTAGTAATGTCTTCGGCGTTTTGCTTTTACGCTGGCGCCGCTGGCCTCCCAGATGATGAAAAACGGGGCCAGGATGATATATAATAGGATCACGGGCGGCACCTCTCAAAACGCCGGATCAGCAAACATATACGAACCGTTTGCTTTATATCCTTCATTCCAGGCGGTAACGATCTCAGCAGCTTGCTTTTTGCTTTCGCAGATGTTGGCGGCAACGATGCTTTCCCGGCTGAGCTTCGATACCAGGTTATCAGAGGTTGAGACCCGGAGCGCATAGGCATAGTTTTTGCCATTTTCCTTGATCTGTGCAGCGATCCAATAATATTTCATTGTGTAAGCTCCTTTCGTATGCCCTGCCATCTTCAGACCGCCGGAGGGCGTCCCGGCGATGACGCCGCCCGGGGTGGGCGGCGTTTCGGCTTTATTTCTCGATCCAGTCCACCAGGCGGAAAAGCTCAGCGGCGAAACTGGAGGCCATGAGGATATAGAGAACGGTCACGGCTTGCACCTCCTCAGAAAATCCGCATCAAGTTCGAGTTTCTGGCGGTGATTGCGTAAAACTCGCCGGTTTCGGTGTCCTGGATCAGTCCGCCGTTGATACCGTAGGTCCCGGAGCTGTACCCCACTTTTTCGGAGTGGTGCCAAATCTCCATGACATCGGCGGCGGGTGCGTTTGTCAAATCGTGGGCCATTCCCAGCCGGACAAGCTCCCGAAGCTCCTTCAACTTGTATTTTCTCATGTTTCAGACCTCCTTCAACGGGCGGGGGCTGAAAAGCTCCCTATAAATCAGACGGGAAAGCATTTCCTCCGCCTGGGCTTCGGTGTACTTTGCTTTTTCTTCTTCGGTTTCCTCCAGGATTGCCGCCAGGTCATCAACGGCGGAACGGTTGTAATAATACAGGGTATCGAGAGCGGAGGGGAGGCCCTGGCACCAGTCAACAAACAGGGCTTGCTGGTTTCCTCCCTGGTATCTCTTTTCATCTCTGAAGGTCTGGCGGATGAAAGCGGCGGTTTCTTCCCAGGTCTCCGGCTCCTTGTCCTGGTAGCCTTCTGCGCTGCAATGGTCCATGATATAGGCCCGGATATTCAACCGGGCTTTTCTGGTTGTGGTCTTTAACATCAAATAAACCCCTTTCTTTTTGTGGGCGGGGCTGGTATAATAGCAGCGCCGCCGGTGTGGTTGGTTCCCTCTGGTGGTCTCTTGCCCCGGTGCCGTGTGTCAGACGGCGCCGGGGCTTCTTTATAGAGGTATTTCTCTATACTGCTATTATATAGAGGTATTCCTCTATTGTCAAGGGTTTTCCGGCAATTTATAGAGGTTTTTCTCTATATAAACGGGTGTATATAAAAGCGTGCTTTTATGCACATATACCCGGGGCCGGTGGGCCTTGCCCGGATCAGATAGGCCCGGGACCCCGGCCCCGGCTGGAGGGTGGGACGCTGTGCTGCTTGCTTTTTTTCGTTGATCTTTTTTTTCAATGCTGTTTTGCTTTCCTGGTTCTTTCGGTGATGTCGTTTCGAGGTTTCAACAGCTCCGGCAGCGTACCCCCTGCGGGGGATATGGGGCCGGAGGAGAGGGCGGGGTGAGTGGGGTAAATTCCCCCGAAAAATAAAAAGCCCTAAAATAGAGAAATATATTGACAAGAGATATATCTCTATGCTATACTCTCATCAAGAGGTGAGGAACATGAAGGCAACGACCATTCTGAAGACCCTGATGACGGAGCAGGGCATTGGAAACACAGTTCTGGGTAAGCGGATCGGCGTGAAGCATGACGCTGTGTACCAGAGACTCCACCAGGAGAACATCTCCGTCAACGCCCTGAACCAGATGCTTTCCGCCATGGACTACAAAATCGTCATCGTCCCCGCCTCCCGGCGGATGAAGGATGATGAGTATGAGGTCACCATGGCTGACCAGGAGGAGGCATAATCATGGGTGAGCTTCGCTTTCTGGGGCGTGTGTCCTCCAAGGACCAGAACATGGCACGGCAGCTGAAGGTGGCCCGGGAGAAGTTCGACATCCCTGACGATGAGGACCATGTGTTCTGCGATAAGGTCAGCGGCAAGAACTTCAACCGCCCCCGTTATCAGGCCCTGAAGGAGATCGTCCAGCCGGGTGATGAGGTCATCGTAAAGGAGTTTGACCGTTTCGGCAGAAACAAGGAGGAGATGAAGCGGGAGCTGGAATGGTTCAAGGACCATGGAGTCATCGTGCGTATCCTGGACATCCCCACTACCCTCATCGACTTCAAGGACCAGACCTGGGTGCTGGAGATGGTGAACAATATCCTGATCGAGGTGCTGGGAAGCATCGCTGAACAGGAGCGGAACAAAAACCACCAGCGGCAGCAGGAGGGCATCGCCGCCATGCCTATCGTGGATGGGCGGCGGGTTTCCGCAAAAACAGGACGCCCCGCCGGGAGACCGGAGAAGCGCCCTTCCGATTTTCAAAAATTTCTGGAGAAACAAAAAGGCGGTTTTATCTCAGTGGATGCCGCCTGTACCAAAATGGGTATCAGCCGGAGTCAGTGGTACTCCCTGAAGCGTGAAATGGAGGCAGCTGTATGATAATCGTTCTTGTGATCGCCCTGTTTGTCCTCATGTGGTTCTTCATGGTGGCCCCAAAGCGGAAGGAGAAGAAGATGGCACCCAAGATCGCTGCCGGGGAGGTCCCGGCGGCAGAGAACACCAAAACCCGCCATGTAGTGGGACTCCCGGTGCCGGAGGGCGCTCCCTGTTTTGTGCAGGTCTACACCAACCGGGTGGCGTTCCTGAGTGCCAGCAAGCGATTCGAGGTTCCGATGAGCAGGATCACGGAAGCCACGATGTATACCGACACGGAGATGCGGCAGCATATTCAATCCAGCCTGTTCCAGACCATGCTGGGAGGAGCGGCTTTCGGAGGAGCTGGGGCCGTTGTGGGCGCCATGCCCCACTCCAAGTACAAGAGGGAGATCGCCAAGTACAACCTGATGGTGAGTTTCAAGGCAAAGGACGGATCAGACAGTGCCATCGTGGTGACCTGCGATGACAGCCTGAAGGACCTGGCAAGGGCCATCCACCCGGACGGGAATGAGCCAGGTGATGACCGGGTAGTTGAATTATGAACCTGCCGCAGTAGGCGGCGGGAAGCTCAAAGGAGCTGCGGAGTAATCCGTGGCTCCTTTTTTTCGGTTTCAAAATCGGCATAATTTTGGAGGTATCTATGGATAATTCTATTCTCGCTGAAAAAATCAGGGCGTTTTTGGAAAGGAACCCCTGTGACCTGGGAGCTATGGAGGACCTGTTCGGACTCTGCCGATCCGTGGAGGACCAGGAATTCGGGCATCGGCTGAACAAGGAGGTCCGCCGGTACAACGCTGAAGCCCTGCGGCATGGAAACCGCAGTCAGCTCCAGGCCCTGTTGGATTTGCAGAAGCGGTCCCTTCTGTTTGATGCACCTGTGGAGCTGGACAGCTATCTCCGCTATGTGGAGTGGGACCGTGATCGGGAAAAGCGGTTTTACCTCCCCCGGAGGAAGGTCCTCTACCCTGTTGTGCAGACCCTTCAGGACCTGATGGATGACAAACTGGACCTGGCAACGATCTCCATGCCTCCCGGCACCGGGAAAAGTACCCTGGGTATCTTCTTCCTGTCCTGGATCATGGGTCGATGGCCCGACTCCCCCAATCTGGCATCCGCCCACTCCGGCTTGCTGACCCGCTCCTTCTATGACGGGGTAAACCAGATCATCCAGGACCCGGAGTACCTGTATGCCGATGTATTCCCGGAGTCCAAGCTCTATGCCACCAACAGCAAGGAGGAGACCATTGACCTGGTGAAGTTCCATCGTTTTTCCACGCTGACCTGCCGTGCCATCGGGGCATCTCTGACCGGCGCCACCCGATGCGAGAAGCTGTTGTACGCCGATGACCTTGTGAGCGGTATCGAGGAGGCCATGAGCCGGGAGCGCATGGACAAGCTGTGGATGGCCTACACCAACGACCTCAAATCAAGAAAGAAGGAAGGGGCCAAGGAGCTGCACATCGCAACCCGATGGTCCGTCCATGACCCTATCGGGCGGCTGGAGCAGGAGTACGGAGGGAGTGACCGGGCCAAGTTTATCGTCCTCCCTGCCCTGAATGATGACGGGGAGAGCAATTTCAACTATGCCTATGGCGTGGGGTTCGGCAAGGAGTATTTTGAGGATATGCAGAAGAACCTGGATGACGCCTCCTTCCGGGCGCTGTACCAGAACCAGCCCATTGAGCGGGAAGGTCTGCTGTACTCCGAGGATGAGCTTCGCCGGTATTTTGAGCTGCCGGAGGGTGACCCTGATGCCATCCTTGCCATCTGCGACACCAAGGATAAGGGAACAGACTATGCTTTCCTGCCGGTGGTGTACCAGTACGGTGAGGACTACTATCTGGATGACTGCATCTGCGACAACAGCGCCCCTGGCGTGGTGGAGGCCCGTATCTCCTCCTGTCTGGTGAGGAACAAGGTCCACATGGCCCGGTTCGAGTCCAACTCCGCCGGTGGGCGTGTGGCACAGAACATCCAGAAGGAAGTCAAGCAGCAGGGCGGAAGGACGCACATCACCACGAAGTTCTCAACAGCCAATAAGGAGACCAGGATCATCGTCAACAGCCCCTGGGTAAAGGAACATTGCCTGTTCCGGGACAGCTCCCTCTATGTGCGGAACAGCGACTATGGCAGGATGATGTGGATGCTGACCTCCTACACCATGGCTGGCAAGAACAAAAACGATGATGTACCGGATGGAATGAGTATGCTGGCGGACTTCGCACAGAGTCTGGAAGGCGGAAAGGTGGCTGTTTTCAAGAGGCCCGTGTAAAATAATTGCATTTACCGCATTTTGAGTTGTAATTGCAGTAGTGACACCTAAATACTGGATTTATACTGAAGTGAGAGACTGGGGTTAGTATATCCTTTTGTGTTTGGAGGTGTTCGTGTGGCAGAAACCGTGAATACTGAGACCGGTGTGACTGCGGCTGAGACTGTCACCACTACTTCTACGCAAAAGACGCCGAAGTTTCCCAGGGGCAAGGCCCTGTTCGGGAGAATGATGCTGATGACGGATGCCGAAGTGATCGATGCCGCCAATGTGGTAGAGGAGCTTCGGAAGGCGTTCCAGTTTCATGCCGTCAATGCGGCCCAGATCAACTACCTGTACTGGTATCGCCGGGGCAAGCAGCCGATCCTGGACCGTGAAAAGGAAATCCGCCCGGAAATCTGCAACAAGGTGGTGGAAAACCACGCAGAGGAGATCGTCACCTTCAAGGATGGCTACCTCCTGGGTGAACCTCTCCAGTATGTTGGTCGGACCAAGGATCAGTCCCTGACGGACAAGATCATGGTTCTGAACAGCTACATGGTCGTAGAGGACAAGGCCGCAAAGGACCTTGACCTGGCTGAGTGGTTCCACACCTGCGGCACTTCCTATCGGATGATCCTGCCGAAGCGGACGGTGTTTGAGGATGACGCCCCCTTCTCCGTTTTCACTCTGGACCCCAGGTTCACTTTCGTGGTGTACTACAACGGTCTGGGGAACCGCCCCATGATGGGCGTGAAGTATGTGATCCGTCAGAACGGGAAGATCGTCTTCAGCGTTTATACGGACAGATGGTACTTCGAGATCGAGGACTGGAAGATCATCAAGGCCCAGCCTCATATCCTGGGTGATATTCCCATCATTGAGTACCCCGCCAACAATTCCAGGATCGGAGCCTTCGAGATCGTCCTTCCTATTCTGGATGCCATGAACAATGTGGAGTCCAACCGAATGGACGGTATCGAACAGTTCATCCAGTCCATTATGAAGTTCGTCAATGCGGACATCACGGAGGATGACTTCCTGAAGCTGGCTCAGCTGGGCGCCATCAAGATCAAGAGCGAACAGGGTCAGACCGCCGATGTGGACTATATGACGCAGGAGCTGAACCAGAGTCAGACCCAGGTGACGAAGGATGACCTCTACACGGCTGTCCTGACCATCTGCGGTATGCCGAACCGCAATGGAGGAACCAGTACATCCGATACCGGAGCCGCTGTCATCATGCGGGATGGATGGTCTGCTGCCGAGTCCAGGGCCAAGAAAGAGGAGATCATTTTCAAGAAAAGTGAGAACCGCTTCCTGAGACTGGCCCTTCGGTTTTCTGAGATTTACCGCAGTCTGGGTCTCAGAGTCAGCGAGGTGGAGACTCGCTTCACCCGCCGGAACTATGAGAACATCCAGCTAAAGAGTCAGGTTCTGACCACCATGCTCCAGAACCCCAAAATTCACCCGAAGCTGGCCTTCATTCACTGTGGTATGTTCCCCGATCCCGATGCGGCGTATGAAATGAGCATGGAGTACGCCGAGGAGCAGGAGAAGAAGGCAGAGGAAAAGGCCAAGAAGCTGGCACAGACGAAGGAAGGGGATGGTAACAATGACCCTGTTGATGAGTGACAAGGACATGGAGGCCATCCGGGCCGTTCTGTGCCGAGGAAATACCGCCGAAGTGAAGATCGAACACGGGAAAGTGGTCGTGATCGAACTGCGGCGGAAAAAGGTGAATACTGAGTGACATCCACAACTGGGTGGATGGAAACGACCAAAGGGTCACAGGCAGTTATGCCCGTGGCCCGTTTTTTATAAGGATCGACCGCCAGAAGGCGTGAAATGGTCAGAGAAGACCTAAATCGCAACGGGGAGACAACCCCATCAAAAACAGAAATCACGGTCAGAGAAGACCTAAATCGCAGGAGGTAGAACCATGGCAAAGATCGACACCAGTAAAATCCCCGGTTATGCGGAGATGTCCGCCGAGGACAAGCTCAAGGCCCTTGAGGGTTTCGAGTATGAGGACAACGCCGCAGAGGTTGAGCGTTTGAAGAACGCCAACAGCAAGCTCAGCTCCGAGTCCGCCGAGTATAAGCGCAAGCTGCGTGAGAAGCAGACGGATGAGGAGGCCAAGGCTCAGAAGGAAGCCGAGGAAAAGGAGGCCCTTATCAAGCAGAACAAGGAGCTGCAAGAGAAGGTCTCTGTTTCCGAGAACACGGCCCAGCTGATCGCCCTGGGGTATGACGAGGCCCTGGCAGCCGAGACCGCCAAGGCGATGTTTGATGGCGATACCGCCAAGGTTTTTGCCAACCAGAAGAAGCACCAGGAAGGGCTGAAGAAGAAGTTCGAGAAGGAAGCTCTGGACCACACTCCCACTCCTCCCGCCGGTGACGGCAAGGTGACTGCGGAGGCGTTTGCCAAGATGACGCTGACCGAGAAGGCCAAGCTGAAGCTGTCTGATCCCGAACTGTTCAAGGCTCTGGACAGTACGAAAGAAAGTTGAGGTAATTGATTATGCCCGGTATGTATCTGAATTTTCCCTTTGACCAGGAGCTGTTTATCCGTGCATGGGGCGAGGCTCCCGATCCCGTCAAGACCGCCCTGCTGAAGAGCGGTGTGCTGGTCGATGACCCCCTGATCTCCGGTCAGCTGGAGAAGGACGGTAACCTGTTTACCATTCCCTTCTACAACATCCTGGAGGGTGACCCCGTGAACTACAACGGCGCCACCGACATCACCAGCACCGAGACCACCGGTGGCTCCCAGACCGGCGTGGCCTACGGTCGTGCCAAGGGCTTCACCGCCCGGAACTTTGTGGCTGAGCTGTCCGGCTCTGACCCCTTCGGTCACATCGTTTCCAGTGTGGCCCGGTACTGGGATAAGTACCGCCAGAAGCTGATTATCCAGATGCTGGACGGCCTGTTCGCCATCACCGGTGATGACAAGTGGGCCAAGCACACGGTCAATCTGGCAGACGGAACCCTGGAGGCACCCCATAAGATCGAGGCTACCACGCTGGGCGAGGCGGCTACCGATGTTCTGGGTGACAACAAGGACAAGTTTGCCCTTGCCATCATGCACTCCAAGGTGGCGAACACCCTGGAGAAGCTGGAGGTCCTGGACTTCTGGAAGTACACCGATGCCAACGGTGTCCAGCGTCCCATGAAGATCGGTTCCGCCAACGGCTATACCGTTATCGTGGATGACGGCGTTCCCGTTGTTGAGGCAACTCCTGAAGCCCCCGCACAGTACACCACCTACCTGCTGGGTGAAGGCGTCCTGCGGCGTGGCAATGGTCGGCTGGACATCCCCGCTGAGATCGCCCGTGACCCCGCCAAGAACGGCGGTCAGGATACGCTTTACACCCGTATCCGTGAGGCCATTCACCCCAATGGCTTCAGCTTCAAGGTCCCCTCTTCCGGCTGGACCGAAAGCCCCACCGATGCTCAGCTGGCGGCGAAGGCCAACTGGGTCCGCAAGTTCGATGACAAGGCCATCCCCATGGCGAAGATCATCACCCAGGGTTAAGTAAGGAGGTACGCAGTTATGTCTGAAGATGAGAAGCTGAAGCAGCTGAAGGTGCTGTCCGGCGAGACTGATGAGGATGTACTGCGTACCTTTCTCGCTTTGGCGGCGGCGAAGGTCCTTCAGAGGGCATATCCCTTTGATCCAACGCAGACCGCAGTCCCTGACCGATACGCACCGAACCAGGTGGAGATCGCCAACTTCATGCTGAGCAAGCGTGGAGCAGAGGGCGAGACCTATCACGCTGAGAACGGCATCTACCGGACCTATTCCGGGGGCGATGTTCCCCCGGAATTGCTCCGGGCCATCGTTCCCATGGTGGGGGTGATGTGATGCGGTGTCAGGAGAAGAACAAGGTCACCTTCTGGTACTGCCCCTACCTCCGAAAGGAGCCGGTCCTCAATGAGTCCGGTCGAAAGACCGGGGAACAGAGGATCGTCTATGGGGATGCCGTTCCTGTGAAAGGGAACATCTCTGCTGCCGTGGGACAGTCTCAGGCAGAAGTGTTCGGAAATCTCGAACAGTACGACAAGGTGATCGTTCTGGAGGACCCCAAGTTTCCCATGGACGAAAACTCCGTGCTGTTTGTGGATAAGAACCCGGAGTACACCAAGGACGGTCAGCCGCTTTACGACTATGTTGTCAAAAGAGCGGCCCGGAGCCTGAACGCTGTGAGCTACGCCATTTCCAAGGCGGTGGTTGGATGAAGATTCAGGTGAAGCTGGGGAATTTGAAGGAAGCCATCCGGGTGGTGGAGAAATACCGGGACGATCTCCCGGGCCGCTGCCGGGTCTTTCTTCAGAAGCTGGCGGAACTGGGTCTGGATACAGCCGATGTCCGCTTCAGCTCCGCCCAATATGACGGCACCAACGATGTCAAATGCTCTATCGTCTGGGATGACGATAATCACCTTCGGGTAGTAGCTGCCGGTGGTGCTGTCACCTTCATTGAGTTCGGCACAGGCGTGTACTACCCGGAACAGCATCCCCTGGCGGATCAGAAGGGTGCAGTTCGGGGTGGTTACGGACAAGGGAAGGGTTCTCAGCGGACATGGGGCTACTACGGTGAGCCTGGAACCAATGGCCTGGAAAGGACCCGGGGTGACACAACGGTGGTCCTGACTCACGGTAACCCTCCCGCCCGGGCCATGTATGAGGCCAGCAAGGCCATGAGGGAACAGATCATGGTGATTGCAAGGGAGGTGTTTTCCACATGATCGACATTGAACAGGAACTGTTCGACCTTCTTTCCGGTGTGTTGGAAGACGCCTATCCCGGCATCTTTGTGACGGGTGAGGAAGTCAATGCCCCATCCGAGTTCCCGTGTGTGAGCATCGTTGAGGCGGACAACTACACCAAAGCATCCACCCAGGACAGCGGAAGTTCCGAGAACCATGCTGTGCTGATGTATGAGGTCACGGTATTTTCCAACAAGGTGAGCGGACGGAAGTCCCAGTGCCGGGAGATTGCCGTGACCGTGAGCGATTTTTTTCAGAGCAAGGGTTTTGCCAGACTGAGCATGACCCCGGCCCCCGGAGGCGTGTCCTACTACCGGCTGGTGTGCCGGTTTACGGCATCGGTCTCCGCCGATCACAAAATTTTCAGGAGGTAACGAGATATGGCTATTTCCACTTATAAGATCTTCCTGATGCACAAGGCTTCCGGCAGCGAAAGCTATGAGAAGCTGATTGACATCAAGGACTATCCTGATCTGGGAGGCGCCCCGGAGATGCTGGACACCACCACCCTCTCCGACAAGGCCACCACTTCCATCCCCGGCATCCAGCAGATGGACGCCCTGGCGTTTACCGCCAACTACACCTCTGCGGACTATGAGAAGGTCCAGGCCCTGGAGGGCAAGGAGGGTGACTACGCCGTGTGGTTCGGCGGCACCGAGAACCTGGGTGTCGTGACTCCCACCGGCAGCGATGGCAAGTTCGAGTTCAAGGGTACTCCCTCTGTCTATGTCAACGGCGCCGGTGTGAATGAGGTGGTCGGCATGACCATCACCTTTGCCGCTTCCACGCCTGTGACCAAGGCCAGTGCCTGATAGGAGGGGTAACTAATGAGCAAGCAGATCATTATTCCTTTCCAGGATGAGAAGTACACCCTGGAGTACACCCGGAAGTCCATCGAGAAGCTGGAGCAGCGTGGCTTCAAAGTCTCCGATGTGAAGGACAAGCCGGTAAGCACCCTCCCGGTGCTGTTCGCCGGTGCTTTCCTGGCTCATCATCCGTATGTGAAGAAGGAGGTCGTGGACGCCATCTTCGCTCAGTGTGCGGACAAGGAGACTTTGCTCCAGAAGCTGGGTGAGATGTATAACGATCCCATCCGGGCTATGACCGAGAGCGAGGGAAACTTGAAGTGGGAGGCGAACTGGTAACTGGTTCGCTGTCCCAAGAGGGGGATGGGCCTACCAAAGAGTCCGTCCCCCATCTTTCTTATACGGAGCAGTTTTATCAGCAGTTACCGTTCTATCTGGCAATCGGGATGACCTGGGACCAGTATTGGAACGAAGATTGTATGCTGGTCAAATACTACCGGGAGGCATACAAGCTGCGGCGTAAAGAAAGAAATCACGACCTATGGCTTCAGGGCCTGTATATCTATCATGCCCTGTGTGACGCTTCTCCCCTGTTCCGCTTCAGCACCAAATCCCAGAAGGCGGAACCCTATCTGAATGAACCTATCGCCATCACGCAGGAGGAGGTTCGTGAGCGGCAGGAGCGTGATGAGCGCAACCGCTTTATGAAGATGAAGGAGAAGATGGAGGCCATGGTTACCAAGACGAAAAAGCAGGAGGTGAAGGAGCATGGCGCTGGATAATAACATTGACGAACTGCAAATTGAGATCGGTACTGAGTCTCAAAGCGCAACTTCCGGTCTGGAAAAGCTGACCGAAACCCTGAATAAGCTGGACCGGATCGCCAATGGCAGCAACGGGCTGAATAAGGTCCAGGCATCCCTGTCCGGCTTTACCCGTGGCCTCCGGCAGACCTTTCGGATCATGGGTTCCTGGTTTAAGGAGTCCAACGATTATGTGGAGGCCCTGAACCTCTTTGAGGTATCTATGGATGATGCCTCCGATGCGGCCCTGGAATATGCTCAGAGAGTACAGGACCTGATGGGCATTGACATTCAGGACTGGCTGGAAGCACAGGGTTCTTTCAACCAGCTGCTGGAGGGATACGGTCTGGCGGAGGACAAGGCCGCACAGATGAGCAAGCAGCTGACCCAGCTGGGTTATGACCTGTCCTCCCTGTGGAATGTGGATGTGGACACCGCCATGAAGCGGCTCCAGAGCGGTATGTCCGGTCAGATCAAGGGCCTGAAGGCGTGGGGCATCAACCTGTCTGTTGCTCAGCTGCGGGAGACCGCCCTTGCCCACGGCATTGAACTGAGTACGGCAAAGATGACAGAGGCCCAGAAGGCAACCCTGCGGTACATCACCCTGATGGAAAAGACCACCAATGTCCAGGGAGACCTTGCCCGTACCCTCATCACTCCCGCAAACGCCCTGCGTATCTTTGAACAGCAGGTGACCCAGGCACGAAGGGCGCTGGGTAATATCGTCAGCGTGGTGGCAGTCAAGGTCATCCCGGTCTTCCAGGCGTTTATCTCCATCATCACCAAGGCCGCACAGGCCCTGGCGAACTTCCTGGGGTACGAACTCCCCGACATCGATTATTCCGGGATCAGCGCAGGTGCCTCCGCCGCAGATGACATGGCTGACGGACTGAGCAATGCCGCAGATGCCGCCAAGAAGCTGAAAAGCTACACCATGGGCTTTGATGAGCTGAATGTCATCAATCCCGACAGTGGAGACAGCAGCACCGCTACTCCCATGGGCGGCGGATATGCCTCTGACTTCGGCTTCGACCCCTCCAAGTATGAGTACGACTTCCTGGGTGGAGCCATCAAGAGCAGCGAGGAACTGGAACAGAAGCTGAAGAAGGTTCTGGATGTAGTTCTTGCCATTGCAACCGGTATTGCCGCATGGAAAATCGGGTCCATTTTCACAAAGGACCTGAGTACCCTGGCGGGTGTTGCCCTTGCGGCGGCAGGTGCCGTCCTGACTCTATCCGGGGCCTTTGATGCCTGGACCGATGGACTGAACTCCAGCAATCTCACCACCATGATGGAGGGAACGATCCTCCTTGTGACGGGTCTGGGGCTGGCCTTTGGCCCTGTGGGAGCTGCTATCGGAGCGGCTGTGGGTTCCATTGCCCTGTTTGCCACGGCGTTCAAGGACCTGCTGGAAAACGGCTTCAACGACAACAACATCATGGCATTTACCGTGGTCACCGGTGCCGTGATCGCTCTGACTGCCGCCTTCGGCCCCGTTGCCGCACTTCTTGCAGGTGTTGCCCTGGCGGTCACCGGAGTGGCTGTGGCGATGAACACGGATGCTGTACCCGCCATCGACATCTTTGATGAGACCATCTCCGATACCACCCGGGAAAAGGTGGAGCCTTTCATTGAAAAGCTCCGTAACCTGGATGATACCCTGGCAGGTATCACTTTCACCGGAAAGATCATTGATGACAGTGTGGTAGCCGATGTGCAGCGGCAGACTGCCGCCATCGTGGAGGCCATCGTCAATGAGCTGGATGCTGACCGGAACCAGGCCCTGTCCACTCTCGCACCCCTGAAGAAGGCCCTGGGTGAGGAAGCATACAATGAACTGCTTGCCAGCAACGCCGCCTACTATGACACCGTGACCACGAAGGTTCAGGAGGGAGAAGCCCGTATCAATGAGATCGTGGCACAGGCCCGGGCGGAGGAACGGACTCTGACTCAGGCGGAAGCCGATGAGATCACCCGGATCAGGGATGAGATGCAGAACACCGGCATCCAGCATCTGAGTGAAACGGAGATCGAGTATCAGACGATTATGAACCGTCTGAAGGACAATGCCACCCGGGTCAGCCTGGAACAGGCCAGCGAGATCATCAAGAACGCCCAGACCACCAGGGATGAGACTATCGCTGCCGCCCAGACCCAGTACGCCACTGTGGAGCTGGAGGCCCAGCGTATGCTGGGTGTCGGAGCCATCAACCAGGAGCAGTACGATGCCATCCTGCTGGCAGCGCAGACCACCAGGGATGAGTCCATCCTTGCCGCACAGGAGCAGTACCAGACCATCTATGACACGACCACTGAGAAGCTGGGCGATACCGCCAAGTATATCGACAGTGAGACCGGAGCCATCAAGAGCAAGTGGGATGTGTTCTGCGACAATGTGGCCCAGAAGTGGACCCAGAAGTGGACGGACATCAAGACCGGATGGACCGAGTGGAAGTCCGACTTTATGACCAGCTGGGAGGAGTGCAAGACCACCTTCAAGACCGGGTGGGATACCCTCTGGGACAATGTGGCCCAGAAGTGGACCGACTGGAAGGCCAACTTCATGCGGGGTTGGGAGGATTTCAAGACGGAGTTCAAGCATGGCTGGGCCAGCTTCTGGACCGGCATCGGGAACTTCTTCATCGGACTATGGAACGGCCTGGTCACCGCCGTTGAGGATGCCTGTAACATCATCATCGACATGGTGAACTATGTCATCGACAAGATGGGCGCCATCCTGGCCTTCCTGGGTATCTCCATCCCGCAGGTGTCTCACATCAAGCTGGATCGTGTGGAATACCTGGAAGTTCCCGCTTTTGAGGACGGCGGCTTCCCCGATATGGGACAGTTCTTCCTGGCCCGTGAGAGCGGAGCCGAAATGGTGGGTCAGATCGGTCGAAGAACCGCTGTGGCGAACAACGACCAGATCGTCAGCGGCATCACCAACGGCGTCCGGGAAGGCAACGGAGACCTCCTCTCCGCCCTGTTCACCATCTGCGATCGGGTGGTTCGGAGCATTGAGGAGAATGGCGGCGATGTTGTCATCGGAGATGAGACCATTGGCAGGGCCAATGACCGCTATCAGCAGACCAGAGGCCCCAAGGTCAGCTCCGGCGCTTTCGCTGATGCCTATTAAGGAGGTGCCGTATGAGCGGTAAGTATTCCAACAAGCCCTTTATCAGGATCAATGGGAAGGCGTTCCCGATGCCGGGACGCCACCCCACCCTGATGGTAGCCACCATGGTCAACTCCGCCAGAAACACAGAGGGAACCGTGGTGGGACAGAAGATCGGGCGGGACCAGTACAAGGTGGACAATCTGTTCTGGCCCCACCTGACTGCCGAGGAATGGAGCGGCATCCTGAAGGAATTTCAGGACTTCTATGTGATCGCCCAGTTCCCGGATATGGTCAACAACGACTGGATCAAGCTGAAGATGTACCCCGGCGACCGCACGGCACAGCCGTGGAAGGTGGATGAGGCCACCGGCCTTCCCACTGAGTACATCAACTGCAAGGTCAATATCATTGATGTGGGCGAACCCTAAAAGGAGGTGGAACAAGCATGAAGTCTGTGAGTGAAGCGTACAAGGCCAGCATGAAGCGGCCCCTGCGAAACGCCTCCCATGTGCGGATCGAGTTCGGGAATGTGGACACCACGGCCCCCTCTGACGGCAGCTGGGGGTCCAATGGAGCGGCACCCTGGTCTGAATTTGATACGCTGGACTACACCTTCGACTATTCCTCCTCTGCCGCCTACGCCACTTTGGAACTGAACCGATGGATCGGGGACGGGTCCCAGGACCTTGCCCCCTCCCGTGGATACAGCAAGCAGGGTTATTGCTCCAGCATGGTCAGCGGTGAAGACGGTGCATTTTCTACGGTCCCGCTGCTGACCCGTCCTTTCAATCTGGAGCATACCTTCCCGGGCGTTACGCTGACCTTCGACAGCAGATGCGGAGAATGGCCCCGGGCTATCACCGTGAAATTCTATAAGGACGGAAGCCTTGTGGATACCCAGGTGGTAACCGGGATCGACAAGCTAACTGTGGAGGTCCCAACCAATGCCCTTGTAGTGGACAAGGTGAGCGTTTCCTTTGATGAGATGCTTCCCTACCGCAGGGCCAGACTGGAACAGGTCCTCTATGGTGTGAAGATGATGTTCACGGATACGGACCTGATCTCCGTTCAGCAGAAGCATGATGTGGACCCGCTGAGCCGAAGACTCCCGAAGGAGACCTTCAGTTTCACCATCCACGATTATGAGCTGCGATATGACCCGGACAATCCCCGGGGCATCTATGCCTATATTGATGTCCGGTCCCCCGTGACGATCCAGCATGGATATGAGATGGATGACGGGACCATCGAATGGCTGAAGGAAGACCACTATGTTCTGAACGGAAAGCCCAAGGCCAAGAACTATCAGGCCACCTTCACGGGGACCGGCATGATCGGAAGTCTGAGCCAGACCTACTACAAGGGGACCTTCGGGAACAAGAGCTTCTACGACATGGCAGAGGATGTCCTTCTGGATGCAGGGCTGACCCTGACGGAACAGGGGACCAATCCATGGGAGATCGACACGGCCCTCAAATCCATGTATTGTTCCAACCCCCTGCCCATCGACACCCACATGAACTGTCTCCAGCTGATTGCCCATGCTTGCCGCTGCCGCCTGTTTACGGACGATGACAATATCATCCACATCCGGCCCTTCGGCGTGAGCGTGGTGGGTATCTATTCCGGTGACTGGGAGGACAACGGAGAGGAACCGTACTCCGAATGGGCCAGCGTGAATAAGGACACCCAGCTGGGTGACACCTATGCCACCCTGGAATTGAACCGCTGGCTGGGAGATGGAAGCCAGGACCTGGCTCCCGTGAACAATTTCACCAGGCAGGGCTATGTTTCCTCTCTGGTCGGAGGTTCTGACGGTTCTTTCGCCACCACGCCTCTGGTGAGCAGAAAGTTCGATGTTCCCCACGACCTGCCCATTGTGCGGATCAGGTTCGACACCCGCTGCGGAGAGTGGCCCCGGAGCATCCGGGTACGGTACTACAAGAGCGGGTCCGTGGTCCTGACCAAGAATGTTACGGGCATCTCCAGTCAGGAAATCAGCATCCAGACGGATGTGACCGACTGTGATACCTTTGACATCCAGTTCCTGGAGATGATCCCCTATCGGCGCCCCCGCATTGAGCGGGTCAGCTACCGGGAGACCGACTTCCTTCTGGACTTTACGACCATCAAGGAAAAGAGTCAGCAGACCACCAAGACAGATGAGCTTCGGGAGATCGATGTGAGCCTCTACCGCCACACCCCGGACAGTCAGGCAACGAAGCTGTTTGAGGGAAGCACCACGGAGACCAATTTCCATGTGGAGCTTCGGCAACCCGCCACGGACATCGCCGTCAGCGTGAGCGGCGGAACGCTGGTAAGCTACACGGCATACGCCCAGGCGGTGGACATGATTCTCTCCTCCGGGACCAAGACCGTGACCATCACCGGCATCAAGCAGACGGAGACCGAGGATGTTGTGGCCTATCAGGTGAGCCAGAACGGCGAACTGGACAAGGAGCGGAACCAGCTGATCTCCAATGAGGAAATGCGGCTGGCCCTGGCGAACCACTTCATCGCATATCTGGGATTCCGCAGTACCTATGATGCGGAATACCGGGGCAACCCGGAGCTGGAGGTTGGTGACCTCATCCAGACCCAGACCAACTACACCAGTGAGATGGACGCCCTGATCCTGGTGGATGAACTGACCTATAAGGGAACACTGAGCGGAAAGCTGAAGGTGAAGGGAATTTTATGAGTATCATTGACACTCTGATCGTTGACCGCACCCAAGCTGATGTGGAGGAGGTCCGCCGGATCAGGAACAAAATTCTGTCCGGGGGCCTGTCCTCCCTGACAAGTGCGGAACGCACCGCATGGCTGGGCGGAATGAAAGCCAGCTACAACTACATGGACCTGAACCGGGTGGGAGAGGCAGTCAATTTCCTGCGGGATGAGATGGCTGAGCTGGCTGTCATCGTGGATGTGACTGGTAAGACGGACTGGACCGTCACCGATACCCCTACCCCGGAGCAGATGACCACCTACCTCCAGAACATTGAAAAGCTGAGAGCGGCTTTTCCCGTCACCACGGAGAACACCCCGGATACTATGAGATGGCTGACCATTGAGAAGATGAACGCCATCGAAAAAATCCTGAAGGATGTCGAAACCGTAGTGAAAAATATTATGAACGGCTGGTTTGCTTGCGGAGAACTGTGCTGCGGAGAGAGTTGACCTGCACACGATTCTCCAATGGCTATCAAGCAAATAGAGGAGGAAATAACCAATGAAAGATTTGCAGACGAAGGGAACCGGCAACTCCCGGTTTCTGAAGACCTCTCTGGCGGAGGGTATCACCTGGGAACAGGCCCTTGCCATGCTCCGGGCCGGAACCTTCCCGGTGGACTTCAATGGGTTCAATCAGGAAGGCATCGAGACTCTGGGTACTCTGATGAAAAAGAGCAACATCCTGACGGATGAGCTTGCCACGGCTCTGGGGCTGACTCAGGATGATCCCACGATCCTGGATGTTTTCACCAAGCTGAAGGAGCTTGTGGCAACGGCACAGTCCACCGCCAACAGTGCCAAGACCACGGCAAACGCCGCTCTGCCAAAGTCCGGCGGCACCATGACCGGCAATCTGGTCCTGAAGGGTGACCCCACCTCCAACCTCATGGCAGCTACCAAGCAGTATGTGGACAACAACAGAACCCCGGCAGAGCTGAATGTCCTGACTTCCAGCGGAACCACCGTCAAGGCGGTCAAGGGAAGCACCACGCTGACTGCAACCGCCGGGAGCGATGGATGGGCGAAGCTCTATCCTTCTGAGTTCGGTGAATGGACAGTTACCGCAGGTAGTACCAGCAAAACCATCAATATTGATGCGATTGCGGTGTTTTACCTGGTCATGTCTGATCTGGGGTCTCTGAGCTGGTCCCAGGTGGCAGCTATTTCTAAGATGGGACTGGCAAGCACCCTGTTCCACATCGGTGATGAGAAGACTTTGACGGTAAACGGCGTTAGCTATACCGCTGTCATCATCGGATTTGACCACGATACTCCTGTGAACACAGCAACCTATGGTCGTGATAAGGCAGGTATCACCTGGCAGCTGAAAAACTGTCTGAATACTACTTATCCAATGAACAGCTCCAACACCAACAACGGAGGCTGGAAAAGCTGTGCAATGCGGACTTCAACCATGGCAACCCTGCTGAGCCAGCTGGCATCTGACCTGAAGAACGCTATCGTCAAGGTCAAAAAGCTCAGCTCCGCAGGTAACCAGAGTACCGCCATCAACACCACGGAGGACTCCCTGTTCCTTCTGTCCGAGGTGGAAATCTTCGGTTCCACCACCTATGCAAAGGCGGGAGAAGGTTCTCAGTATGAGTATTATCAGTCTGGCAATTCCCGTGTGAAGACTGTCAACGGTTCTGCCTCGTACTGGTGGGAGCGTTCCCCGAATGG